TTATACTGTCCCCTTAATAAAAGGGTCATTAGTTAAGTCACTACCGACATAACCTTCCATAGGTTTAACACCAGCCATAGTCGTATCAAAATCTTCAAACTTCATATCTTGACTCTCACGAACCATCGTGCTATATATCTTGAAATACTCCATTGACTTATCTTCTCTTTGCAGAGATTGAAAAGCTATACTTGTAGAGAGGTTAATAACTAAATCGTCAACATACTTTATATCTAAATTATTACTTCCATCTACCTGTCCAGGACCTGAACCAATCTTTCTAGGCCACACGTTATATCGACAGATGAAATCATAAGCATCGTCTGGTACTCTATACCACTGGATATTATGTGTATCATCCTTAGGGAATACCATATAGAATTCTGGTAGAGCTTTACTGAAATAGTCAGGTTCTGGGAATCGTCTATCGAACTCTTTATAAGACAAACCGGTTACAGTATGACTTCTACCGTTACCAGTTCTAAGAACGATATGTTTAATGTTGCGTACTTTTAGACCGGTATCTATTTCATCAACAGGTACAGCTTGTGAACCTACGTCAGCTGTAGTAGTACCGGAGTTAGTTCTGTTAAGATAATCGAAATCATTAACACGACTTATACGAAGTTGTGCTAAGTTTATAAATATTTCTAAGCGGTCGTCAAGGTCTGTACGATTACCTAAGTTACCGCGAATCTCCGTCTTAATTTCGTCTACTGATAAATCCATAGTTTTAAAAGGTCAGGGGAGGATAACCTCCCCATTCCTTTTCCTCTTATTTAGGGCAAGTAAGAAGAACCTTCTTAGCGGAAGCGTCTACGGCAACTGCACATACGTGGTCAGTAACTGCAGCAGACACATCAAGTGTCCGATCTCCAGCACCAACTACTGTAAGTGCGTTACCATCAGCACCTGCTGTAAGGGCAGTTGACAAAGTCGCAGCACCCTCAGTTTGAATCCAGCAGTACTCACCGTTAGAAACGGTAGCCAATAGAACACCTGCACCAACACCATTACCATCTGATACATCCGGAGTAACTTCAACATCATCATAGCCATCATCACCATGATAAGATACAAAGTCACCTGATGCACCTGTCAGGGCAGCAGTACCCTCAGAGTACAAAACATACTTGTACGTCTTAGCACCTTCCCTACGAAGAGTTCCTAGGGTTTCTTTTGCTGTAGTGTCGACTTGCGTAAGAGGACCAGCAAAGATTTTCTGAATACCATCACTCATCTTTAGTCTCCTTAAGCAGTATCAAGATTATAGAAAACACCCTGTACACGTCTACGATTAGTCGTGAGACCGCAAGCAGTAACAATCTGAGCTGCTTTATCGTTGACTTGTTCTGGGATAGGTTTCCATTCAGTCATATCAAAATACAAACCTGGGTCATAAATAAACTTCAGGTAGTTTGTATTCATGAAGTACATACGCTGGCTAAGAGTTGGACTCCAAATCCAGGTAGTACCTTTGAACTTCTGACTGTCAAAACCCAATTCTGCCATACGGGTATCCTGAAGGTCGAGCTTACCATAAGCTTCTTCTTCATAGCGTTCGTATGTGGTTTGGTCGGATAGAATCAAATCAGGTCGATCTGATTTCTTATTCTGACCACAGTTATTGAGCATGGTAACCATCTCAGCTACACCATTAGTACCGAAGCTGACACCAGTCATATTCTTAGTCTTGTTTCTCCACCAAGAATGTGTAGACTGGTTAATGCCGCCAGGAGAGCTAGAAACTGTAGGGTCGTCTTGAATCAGATGCTGGAGACCATCGAACTCATCACCAGTAGCAGCACCGGCAGTAAGAGTTGATTCCAGAGTATCTTCAAGAGACATCTGGGCGTTATCCATCTTCTGATTCATGAGAGACATAATCTTAGCTTTACCACGGTTCTTCTGGTCGTCAGTACCAAAGCGAACCAATGGAGCTACAAGATAACGCCAATCATATAGAGCGTCCGTCAAGAATTCGTAGTCATTAAGCGATACAGTACCGCCACGACCAATGAACTTGACACCTTCGTTTTTAGCGTAGATGATAGGTTGTTCGATCATCCGCCCGCCAATCTGTTTCTCCATCTTACCTTTATCACGGAGATATGCCCAGAACGGAGTAGCATCGAAGATGTTATCTGCAACATCATTCTTACGATTCTTCCACGTTGTGGTATATAGATTGTCTAGGGCTTCAGAAATAGTTTGTGGTATTGCCATTTCTTTAATATCCTATATAAGTTAAAAGTATAGACTGCTTAAGATTCACTATTAGCCATTTGGGGAGCAACTTCTACTAACTCTTCCCAGGCCGCATTAGCAGCTTCTTCCTTATTCATTCTACCAGATTCTGCTTTGTCACCTTCATCTGTTGATGTTGTTGAGGTAGGTGTCATACCACCGAATACTGGTTTTTCTTGTTTATCGGATTTGTCACTATACTTAGCATCAATCGTAGCCAGCTCGTCCTGTGGCGTAGAACCGCGAACAAGAGAATAAGCATCATCAATAGACATACCTGGATTAGCTTGTAGTTTCTCTCGGATAGGTTCTTTAAGATCGATAACCTGTGGATTTTCTTCCACGAATTTTTCAAGCCTCTGTTTTCCGATATCTGTAGTTACCTGAGAAGATACATCAGAGATTCTTGCTTCAATACGGTCTCGCTCTGTTTTGTTCATTTTGGAGATTTCTCCAATAAGGAACGTTGCTAGTTCAGATTGAGACATATCATTGATGTCATCTCCACTTACCCGATTCTCAGGCTCCGGTGCGATTGTACGGATACCGTCAGTTTGAAGCTTGGTAAAATTACTATTCATCTCACTCTGTGAAGTTTGCAGAGACTTAATACCATTAGCTAGAGCACTAGTAGTATTAATCAGTTGCTTGATGATAGGGTCATCTGCAAGATTTTGATTCCCAGACGCTGGGGTATTTTCGTCACTCATCTTTAAATCCTTTTAGTTAAGTTTCAGTATTTGCTTTAGATTCAGCTTCTTTCTTAGCTTTCTCTTCAGCTTCTTTTTCAGCTTTGAGTTCGGCTTCTAGTTTTTCTTGAGCCTCTTTCTCAGCTTTTTTATTAGCTTCGTCAGCCGCTACATTACGTTTCTGTGCTGCAATAGCGCGTTGACGTCTAAATTCTTTATGTAACAATTGACCTGCACGATTAAGTTTACCAGGGTTTACATTCTCAACCCCGTCCATCTTAACATCAATCTCACGACCCTCACCAAAGGTGATAATAGCCGTAACTAATTTTTTCTTTCCTTCTGCCATTTTCTATTTCCTCTTACTGTTCAAAGTTTGAACGCTATCTATCCATATTTTCAATATAGCCGCTAGTCACACCATTCTGTGCTAGGACGTCCTTAGCGTGTGCCTTATCTTTAAGATATATAGGCTCTCCCGTTATATCATCGTTCCAACCTGCAGGGAATGATTCACGCATAAAACCAAGAACAGGCTTACTAATTAATTGTTTCTGTGTACCTTCGCAAGCAGAGCATTTATGTTGACCATCTTTGATAGTCCAATGCTCAGATACAGGCATAGTCTTTTCTTGCACCATACCACAGTCACTACATTTTAGTTCGTATATCATTGTTAGCCACTTCCGTCAATAGGTAAGTTCTGACTTGCTGCATTTTGTAGCATCTGTCCGAACTGACCGGGTTCCATGGGTCTATCCTGTGTCATACCTGCTTGAGGTGGCAGACCTCTCATAAGGTCATCAAACTGTACACCGTGTAATTCATGCAAAAGATTCGATGTAAGTTTATAAGGGTCAAGCAATGGATTAGTTTTCAGAATCTCATATGTCTTGATAGCCTTAGCTTCTCTCAAGTCTTTCGTCTGAGGTATAGCTGTATCAGGGTCTACCTTAATATTGAAAGCTTGTTTCTTCATCATACTAGGTCTGAACTTAATCCAGAATGGTATGCCAGCAGGACCGGTGATTTCTTCAACTTGCTCTCTGTCCCAATGATTAAAGATGATTGGGTGGAAGTCGTTAACTACATCAGTCAACAGGTCAGCAACCATATCTCTACGTTCATCAATCCGAATACCTAGAGCTTGTGCAACTTCTTGTACTTCACTAGCTGAAGGTTTACGACTACCTTGTTCATACTCACCCATAGAGTTTCTGGAAAAGCCTTGAGTTTCTCTTATATCCTGACGAACCATAGCATCAGATTGTAACAACCCATCAGGCATCTGTGGAGAGAACTCCCGAACATCCATCATAGGATTACCATTAATGTTAATGATAGGTAGAACATTAGGAGATATAAGCTTCATAGCTTCTTCTTCCGTAATACTACCTTTCTTCGCAAGGATACGGGCAATAGACAAACGTCTATGATACATCGTATAAGTACGAATCTCATTCAACTCAAGTTGTAATGGTTCTAGTATCTTAGCATCAGGAACTCCCCATGCAGATTCATCGTCGTCATTAAATATCAAGAGAGATTCAGCATCAATCTTCAGGCTTGCAAATTCATCTTGTTCAAATAGTAAAACCTTTTCTGTTTCACTTGGACAGATGATAAATACCATACCTGTTTTACTGTCACGAATCTCATATAAATCAACAAGGTCTTGGTCATACTTAACCCTGTTGCGAGACATAGTACTTACATTCTCAATATGAGTAGAGCCAATATTCTTAGCATTTTTTAATCTTGGGTCTGTTCGTACATCACCTACAGTTCTGGTTATCTTAAATGCTTTCCATCTTGCATCCTCTGGATAATGGCAGCCTGCGGGTAGAATAAAATTTCCCGGACCATTGTTACGATACCAGGGCATATTATCTTGTATGTCATAATTATATTCAACGTAGTTTCTCAACTTAGCATTTAAGTTGGCAGAGTCTGGTTGAGTAGTTTGACCGAATCTTTCAGGTGTTGCGTGGTATTGTGAACCAAAACCTTTCTTACCTACACCAGTACCAAACATCCAAGCATCCTGAACCTGACGCTTCATATGTTTTTTCATACCCATAGAGTTAATCATTTTATTATCTGTTCTCTGCAATAACTTCGCAAAGACCATATTCTCTATACCACTAGTCTTAGGTGTAACTGATACACTGGGATTTCTAAAATAGATTCTAGGTACTAATGTCCTAACCATTTTAAAAAACATATTACTTGGCAATGTACCTGGAGCCCAATTTCCACGATAGTATTGTCTCCATATCGGCCAGCGAGCTTCATCAGCGTATTCCTTACGAAACTCGATACCATGACGAATCTCTTTAAGCCAATACCCGACATCCGGTTTTCCGTGCTTATACCCCTCAGGCATTAGATAATCCTCAATTCCTTAAGTTTAGTAAACGTAGGCGCTACAGTACCTAATAAAGTAGTATCATAATGTCGTTCAGGAAATCTCAAATGCTCGATAACATTATAACATCTTTCAGATGCTTCCTCAGGAGTAGCACCAAAAGAAGTAGCTGTAGCAACAATTTCTTTATCTGCGGTCACTATGTATTTATCATCTTCATGAGTAACGTGATGGAACACACTGTGTTTTAATCTACTAGGATTAATACCTAATACAGGAGCTCCAACTAATTCTTCTCCCATCATGCGGCTATTAACTGTAGCAACATAACTGTTAGATGGATTAACTTGATAGTTAGATGAAACTGTAACACCTACCAAGAACTTACCTAAGTCGTCTCTAATAGAAGATATAATAGTATAAATCTCTGGGTATTGAATACCTACATATATATCATCTACAACGAACCCACCACCATTAACAAAGAACTTCATGCTAATAGGTCCGTGATAATCAACCAACCTAAGAAACGCAGTTAACTTCTTAAGTTCTTTTGCAATTCTGTTATTTGGTTTAATAGGTCTAACCATAGCATAATCGTACACACGACTATCTAATACTGGAGCTACTGTAAAAGTATCAAGCCAATCAAACCCGTCAAACCAACCAGTTGCAGATATATTAACACCGAGTGTAGGTGTAGTAATAGCTACCCTGGAGTTCAATGGAATCTTATCTAAAGCCCAAGATACCCAATCTCTATAATCGCAACGGTACATTTTATCTTTGTATCTTACAACAAATCTGGACTTAGGCTTAGATAAGATTTCTTTATATACAGAACCTGTATCATCAAACAAAACAGTTTCTGCATACTTCATTCCGTATTTACGCATCAAGTCAAAACGCTTGATATAGTCTTGATTCATAACCTCTAACATCTTATGACTACCGATGATAGTACGGTTATACGCATTAGCTTGTTTCTCTATATGTCCCCAATCAGGACTATCAGCTAATACTACTTTACACTCTTGAAGAGCTACATTAACTCTATCTACAATTTCAAAGATACCTTTGTATTCCGATAAGTCATGATTAGGTGCATACAGATGAACAGTATGACCTTCCTTCTTCAACTGGTGTGCTAGACCTAGACCTTTTAAGTCTTTACTTAATATTAAAATCTTCAATGCATTCTACCTCTGTCAATATGTTGTGAGGGAATAGGAAATCCGTCATAGCCTTCTGTGGAGTTCTTTCTTTTATCTTCAAGTTCTCTGATAATAGCTTCCATAGAAAATGGACTAATACTTCTGGATACCATTTTATCCCGTTCGTCAATCGCAAAATCCCTAAGGGAACTTTTCATAGCTCCCATGTTACCTACCGCTAATGCCATTACAGCATCGTCATAACAACCATCCTCAGCTTCTAGTTTACCATTATCTTTTTCCACAAAGGTTGATAGTTCATCTTTCGTCATAGGGTCACGAACCACAAAACCTTCATTGAAGTTAGCCCTAAGGTTATTAATCAATATAGGTTTACTCTTGCTTGTAGTTCTGTAACCATAGTTCAGAATATTATCTGTATCATGTTTATGTGCATACAACTTATGTAATGGATATATATCTTGTAGAACCAACAAAGTAATACCACCGTGGTTATTAGATTCTACAGTTACAAATGCTTCATTCCAATCCTGAGCTATTTGTGCAACCTTAGGTGCAAGCATATCAGGAGGGACTTTATCTGTACTATATCTAGCTACTTGTACATCTCTCATTACATCAACAACTTGAACAACAGAACGGTCTTTACCTACACCACCAGATACGTCAACACCTACAGCATAGATACCTTGTGCTCTGTTATCATAATCTGACTTACATATCCAATAACCCTTTTCTTTCTGTATCCAGTCATCAACCTCTTCATAGTTAACCAAAGGAAATAGGCTGGATGAAGTTGACTGGAAACATTCCTCAAGGGTACATGGATACTCTTGCTTGAATAGGGTAAGGTCGTAATCAAGTTCTTCAAGCTTATCACGTCTCCACAAGAGTTGTTCAATTGATACGTTGAAGTTATTTACTAGATGAGGCTCTTCCCAATCTTCTTTTAGATTAGCATCTACATCTGCAAGTAAAGCTTCCCAATCTTCCTGACGCATATTGTCAGGTTTCTTCTTAGCGTATTCTTCACGACCTATCCAATTAAAGAAGTGAAGATGGAAACTACCCTTACCTTCGTAGCTATCCATACAACGCCTATGGTAATAGTTACCAACACCGTTACCTGTAGACTCTTCAAATATCTCACCGTTAGGTACAACTGCCTGATACAAACCAGTGATGATTGATTTAGGGTCCGGCCAAAATGCAACCTCAGAACAGTGTAAATGTGTGATAGTATCACCACGACCAAACTGACGAGAACCGGCAGTACCGATATAGAATGTACTGTTTGTCTTGGGGAAAGTAATACCATTCTTAGAACTACTACCTAATACCGGTTTCGGACCTTTAATATTCTCCAGGAAGTAATGTACCTTAGCTAGCATCTTCTCAGTAGCCTTAGCATCATGAGAGATAACTACACAACTAGAGTTAGGTTGAGTTAAACAAACAACTGCAAAACGTGCCAATACGTATGTAGAGATACCTAGCTGTCTAGCTTTAGGTACTCTGTTACGATAAGACAAGTTATCATCAAGTGATGCCTGGTCTTTGTTCAAAACGAAATCTACCTTCTGTGATTCTTTATCAACCACATAAAACATAGATTCCATAATGACACGTTCTGGAGTCATTAAACGATACTCACATCAATAGAATCAGAAGAACCACTAGTTACCTTAGCTCTTACATGAGAGGAACGAAGTCTTAGAATTTCATGTGTTTCGGCTGTAACAGAATCAAAACCTGGAACATCATACCAATCTCCACTATCTGGAGTCTCTTGGTCTGAATCAGCAGCCTGGAGTGTTACAATAGTACCACCTGAAAAAGTACCGTATATATTAATCTGTCTATCAACTGGATATTTCTTACTGATAGAACCTTTATAGTTAAACGCGTTACCAGTTGTACCAGTAGCCGCAGCGGTTAAAAGTCTCATATTATCTCCTGATATATCTTAAACTATTTATATAACCATCAGCAGTGCTTGCGATTAACTTAGCACCACCTTCTGGATAGTGTACACCATCTACACTGTAGTTATCATTCTCCTCAAGTTCCCAATCATCAGGACGTGGAACAGCAGGAAAGTTATCAACAAAACTTGTATCAGTCATAGACAGAGAATCTGTCCTGACTGTACTTTGTACTTGGTCAACTATATCAATACCACATTTAGCTGTCTGACTATATGCAGCACACTTTGTTACTATGTATGCGTTTATGTTATCTACAATAGTCTGCTTAGCTTCAGTCCAATTCATAGAAGGGTTTTCTTTAAACTGGGTTATAGGTAACCAGTATATATGTTCAACTCCTCCATCAGCTTCTATAGCTGTGAATATATCATCTACTATAATTTTCATAGCAGCTTCAGAAGTACCATCAATAGCTATATCATTAACACCAGCTTTCATTAATATTGAGTCTGGTGAATGAGTTACAAGATGAGCTGCTAAATCAGCTTCTACCTCAGCTAATGTTCTAGCACTCACATCCTCTCTGAACATAGTAATAGGGGCTGTTACATAATCAGCATAACCTAAGAAAACAACTCCAGTAGATATACTAGTACTATCACCCTCAACCAGTACGTTGGTAAAAGGTTCGTATGTTCTCTCTAATGCGGTTATGGCAGCCTTAGTATTAGCCTTCAATCCAGCATGGTCTATGTCAGCATCTGTCATTGAAACAAAAGATACGTCCATACTATGACCGCTTAGAGAGCCTGTTTCATCTGAGTTAATATTCATAACTGCATCAGGTATAACAGAAGGTGCAGAAGAACGAGAGAATGTATCATAACTACCATCGTCCTTTTTAATAAATATCTCGTCTGCTTGACAACCTACAGAAAAGAAACCTTGTAGGTCAGATGCAGAACTACCCATAGTCTGACCCTGCCAGGTATGATTGAACTGTAACTGATAATTTGCAACACTAGTGTAAATTTTATCAATAGAGTTAAAACCATCCTTTACGTTATACACAAAATACTGAGAACCGCCACCAGTCTTACTGATAGCAGGAAACATAAAGTTATAGTTATAGCTACCTATATCTTCCTTAAACTCTGATGGATTTATATCAACTGTTAGATATGCACCAGCTATTAGTCGATACCCTACGTTAGCTTCAAAATAACCTCCAGCACCACCAAGAACTATATCAGCTCCATTACCTTTAAGGTCTTTCTTACAGTTGGTTGAATCTGTTGGACAGAGATAACAAAAATGAGTCTTAGCCCAACGACCAGTTATAGATTCTTCATGTACGTATTCCCACACAACATCTTTTATGTACTGGCTAGCAGATGATATAATAGCTACAGCTGCATCAGCATCTGCAATAGCTGTGGTATTATCACCTAGTATAGATTGTCTAATCTTACTTCTCACTTGGCGCTCCACTTAGAATTTGTACATTAACCTGACCATTATCTTTAACAGTCAAACCACTTAAAATCTTAGCAGCTACATCTTCTGCTGTTTCTTCCGGAGCAGAATCTGCCGCAATAGTTTTCTTAACTTCTGTATACTTAGATACAGCAGCTAGCTTATCTCGAACATTAACAGAATCAAGACCTGTTCTAACTGCTTCAATAACCTTACCAGCTAAAGCATCAATCTCTTGCTTACGGTCTTGGTATACAGTTTGGAGATACTGCTGAGCTAACGGGTCATTCATTATACGACTGACGGTTGCTACCGTACAGCCGAAACTCTGAGCTACTTGTTCTAAACTACAACCCTGTAGTCTCATAGATATCATGGATAAATGTCTTGTGTTAAGTTTCTTAAGTTTTCTTGCACCATTCTCGCGGCGGATTCCTACCGCCTTCTCGCGTTCATAGCGAGGGAGTAGGTTGCCCGAAGGGTCTCGCAACGGTGGAACTGTTAAAGCCCCGCGACCTGTTTTGGCTGCAGGTGGGGATGCTTCGGAGGGTGCGCTGCGCGCGGTGCTAACTGGCAGGAACGTCGTCATTTTGTTCATCCTCTTCAACAACTTCCATAAGGTCTTGGTTCATCTTACGGTATTGTTCCACCAAAGCTCTGTTACCTAGCATATCTTTTAGGCTGGTGAATTCGCTCATTTATTTACTCCAGATAGACTCTTCATTACTTCGTCAAAGATAATCGCTTGCTGGGTGTTACGTTGCATAGCAAGTGGTATTCCTTGCGGAGTATTGAATTGTGTTCGTTTGTTTGGCTTTAAGTCAGAAAGGTCAACTTCCTTAGCTTTGTAAACCTTAGCATATGGAAGTTGACCCTCTGATTTATCATCATCTTCCTTGTCGTCTTTATTAGCATCATCCCAAGAATCTTTAGTGATACGAATAATATCTTCTATAAGTTCCTTGTTCTGTTGCTTGCGTATTTCCTGTTGGTCAGTGTCCCCATCTTTAGTGGCTGGTTTTTGAGTTGGGTTTGTTCCACCTGATGAACCACTACCAGAGTTCCCTGTGTTACCTGTACCTTGACCACCTCCTTGCGCGGGTTGTTCTTTACCGAATATTTGGTCTAATATGTTCTCGAACGCATCGCTAGCTCCTTTCTTAATAACATCTGGAAGTTGCCCAATCTTTTCTGGCATCTTAGATATGTCATCCCAATCAGTTCCTGCGCCAGCCCAACCTTGTAGTTTTCTACCGATACCAGTCGCAGCTTCTCCTCGGTCGGATGCTTGGTCTATGCCTTCTACTATTCCAGTATAGCCTCCACCATCTACTCCATCCTTACCTATAGTAACACCACCATAACCAACCTCGCCTTTATCAATAGCATCGTAGGCTGTTTGTGTTATAGGTGCACCACCAAAGAAAACTCCGTCAATGATTGGTGTAGCTACATCACCATGCTCATAGCCATTACCAATAGTATCCTTGAAGGATTCAGCCTGAGCATCTACCAAAGCTTTAGGGTCACCAGTCAGGATAGCCATAGCAGTATTCTCAACTTTATGGAGTTGGTTACGAGTTTCGTCTTTTAGATACTTATCCCATACCCTCCCAAAGAAGTCTCCAACCTTACCTAGGAATGGTCCATCAGTACCAGGAATAATATGATCTGTTATTTCATGTGAAAGGACTTCATCATGCTCCTTGCCTTCGAGAGTAGACAAGAGTAGGATTTTATTATCCTTTGCGAAAGTATATCCCATAGCAGGTTCGCCAGTTCTCTCCAACATTTCAGGAGGGCTGACATACTCAATATCAGGGATGGGCATACTTTTATCTAATCCTTTCAAAGTTTGAATACTCCCCTAATTAGGTGTTCCGCCGGCTTTCCAACGTTCCAGACCTCGAACGCCAACAAAGGTGAAAGCAGGAGAAGCTAAGACTAAGAAAACCTCGATAGAAAAACTTAGTCCTAGGTCTTGTGTACTAGCTCCGGGCTCTCCCAGAACCAAGACAATCACATCAACAACAGGCTGGAAGAATAACGTAAGTACAACATAAGCTACGGCTGCAGCCCAACTCTGTCTTGCTATGTCTGGACGAGTTCGCTTAGTTCTTAAATCGTTATCCTGTAACCTTATCTGGTGAGTCTCCTCCTGCTTTCTTTTAGTCAACTCCTCTTCTTTTCTAATCTCAGCTTCGGCATCTGTATTCAGAGCGATAGCTTCCAACATCTGTTCGGGCGGTAAAGCCGATATTGCTTTAGACAGAATCTCTTCACGTTCAGCAACAGGAGTAGAGGGGTTCAGATTCTCAGTCAAGTCGGCAATAGTGTTAGCTACACTTTCAGCTTTACCACCCTTTTTCTTTCCTAGGGTTCTTATCAAACCCGGACCATACTTAATTCCCAGTTGTATCAAACTCGCGGCTATCGGTATAACAGGCATCTCGGTTTCCTTGAGGGGACATGAGTATATACACTCAATACAACTTTCATCTATACCCCTTTATACTCCGCCTCGGTTCATTTGTCAAGCAGTCAGAAACACCAATTTGACTTGGATATATTGGATATGTTTCGCTCTATCTATATCCTCATAGATGATATCCAGACCCTCTACAAGAGTTCAAATTGCTTCGGGGATAAATATGGGTTCGACACACACCGAGGGGGGGCTTGGGGGAAAGCGATTTCTGGGTATGTGTTCGTCAGGTGGATAGTTTACTTCGCGGTGCGGCATGGTTGTTTATAACCATTCTAAACTTGATAAGGTTGGTATCAACAGGCTTGGTTCGCTGTTTATACTCATTCTAATTTTAGAAGGTGTACCCGCTGAACTTCATTGTCGATATTCTTTACAGTACAAAATGCGCGGATATTATGCGAATCGCGCAATGTGATGAAGTTCGTCAATATTTATGCGCTTGTAAGTAGTTGTTTTATATGAAGAATAAAATTAATTTTGATGAAGTAGTAAAAAGTTGTTGACGGGTTTTGACTTCATCAAGTAATTTTGAATTGTCCCAAACGCGGACACCTCGAACTTCGGGGAGTGATGTTTAACAACTTGGATAGAACTTCCTGAGTTCGGGTTTTCATTAACTTTTAAAAGGTAATAATTATGAATACTCCAACTCTGTTGGTTGAAGGTGATACAGGTCGTAAATCTACTGTATTTGTTGAGGCTGATAACATTGTGATTTGTCACTGTGTTTGTAAAGTCGGAGGCAAGGACGGTGACTCTTATCAAGTTAAGACCACGTTTGACTTCAAAGGTTTGACACTTGAAAAGGTCTACGAACTTGCAGCGGAACAGGCACTTATAGTCTGGAGACGCAAGTCTGGGATTGGTGATGCTAACGACCTCAGCGGCTATGATAATCAAGTCGTTGATGTTAATGAACTAACATCATCTACAAGGGGTAAGAAGAAAGACCCTATGAAGGTTATTGAAAGTGCCTTCGGTAAACTTGATGATGATGAACGTGCGGCATTACTAGCCAAACTCACTGGTTAACCAACTTGGACGGGTACTGTCGAGACGATAGAACCCATCCTTCTTTTTTTCTTAAACTTTATAAAGGTAATAATTATGTCTGGTTCAATCGGAATAGAAGTAACCGAAACAGTGTTACTTCCAGCGGTGTTAGTTCCTTATGTCCTCAAGCGTGTGAAGTATCTTGAGGTAAGGGAGATTAAAGAGTTAGCTGAACAGCTAGGAATTTCATCAGGAAAAGCGATGGAAGAGATAGAGGCTTTCATAGAAGCTAACTCGTAACAACTTGGGTGGCACTCATAACTTGGGTGTCACCCTTTTATTAACCTCGATGGATAAAGTATTATGAAAGATTTAAATAAGCGTGAAGTTAATCACATGATTATTGAACTTAATAAACATGATGATAGTTTTGAGGCGCATAAACAAATCAAAGAACACGGTTTAAGAGTTGTTTATGCTTCTACTAGCCTAATCAACGTGATGATATTCCTGGCGTCATGTAGGATACGAATGTTTGATGATGCTGATAAGACCTTAGTTGAAACAGAACGCTCAACAAGGAAGGGTCGTATAAAGGTTAAGCATTACCTTTGTATATCTGATAGTTATAGTAGATACGCAAATACTTGGGAGTTGCTCCGGGGACTTAGTTTAGACTTTGCAAGTATAATAACAGCGGAAAGGGAGTTTCAATACAAACCATAAACAACGCCCCTCTTAGGAGGGGTTTTTTTTGCGTGTGATTTTTCCTCTCTCTATCCTTAACACCGCAACCTACTCCAAAGGACTCAAGTTGACATCTTAATCTCAGTTGTAGAAGTTGCGGTATGCTTAGTTCTCATAAACATAGTTGGGTAACCTTTTAAATACTATCTCTTTATTCTATCTATCCTTAACATCCCAACCTACTGCAAGTACCTCAACTATAGATAATATACCCTAGTATAATATACCAACCCCAAGTATAGTATGCCAATAACCTGTATATGTTTTTCATGTAGTAACAGATAACAATTAATCGGGGGGTGTGGTACATGGTTGGATGTAGGTAGGTGAATAGTGTTATATTCTATTTTTTTTTTTTTTTTTTTTTTTTTTTAATATATAGAGACATACCTATATCACCTACCTCATACACCTCACATGGTATACCCTTGAATATTTGTTATTTGTTACAACAACAAAAACAGTCTCAAGGTTTGACTATTGAACTGTCTTGGAGTATAATATATAAGATGGGAAAGCATATCCCTCTACACCATTCAAACTTTGAACAGGAAACTAGTAATGACTGACTTAGAGAAAGAAAGAAAAAACAGAATATCTAGACTGACGAACTTACGGAAAGCCCTCGCAGAATATAGGAAGGGTCTTAAACAGAACTTTCCATCTATCCGTAAACCTCTTCCAGGTGCTGAGGATGTATACAGAGAGTTTGGTTATACACCTGGAGTTGATGTGTTCATACCTTTAGAAGGTTTCCCACAGGATGTGAACGATGCAAAGTATAGAGAGTTCCGTAACGAAAAAGCCCAGTCACTAAGACAGGTTAGACGTACCCCTGCTATTGATAATTTACCTGAAGATGGTGACACAGTTCGTAACATAATGCTTAGGAAGTGGAATACACTTAACTCATTATAGTATCCATAACTAAACCTAAAATCACTTAGATGTGTTATAATGGTATGTTTATTAGGATACTTTTGTACTACGTTTGATTATATACTTGGAGATTAGTTATGAGTTACTTTTACGAAAACCTAGAAGATAATATGATATCAGCTATCCGTGATTGTGTACCTGTTCCTATTGAAGATTTAAAGGCTATTAATAAAGTCTTAGAAGAGGAACATCTAGCAACCTTTGAAGAGTGTGAACCAGGATTGATTTATGAATCATACTTTTTTTCTGACGGTCCTGGATTTATTGGGAAAGTTGCTTACCTGTTTTACAACGCTGCTCCCGATTGCTTAGTAACACTCGGTTGGTATGAGGATGAAAAGGTTTGGAAGTTAATTGGGGGAGAAGCTTAAGATGCAAGACCTACTAATACAATTGCTCCGTGAGTTTTGTGACGAGAACTCCCTGCCATTTCTATCGGCAGATGATTTGCTTGTTGAGTTAGAAGATTTACCTATGCCACCTGGAGGACGTAAACTAGCTAAGGAATGGTTAGAAACTTACAGCTCTCTGTGGGAGTTAACAGTAACCTAATAGTTACTAGCGTGTAGAGCATCTTCTTAGGTGCTCTATCCGGTATTTACTAAAAGGAGATAGTACCATGTTAATCAAGAGAATATATGTGTTCAGTAGTTATAGTCAACGCTACGCAGTAAAGAAACGTCCTAACAGCAGACGTAACTCTAAGGTGAATCCACCAAGGAAGTGTGCCATACATAACTTTGTCCCAACACTAAAGAGGGTTAAATAATGAAACTCGCTATATTCAGAAAGTACAAACCTGCTCTAATTCGTAAGCGTTGGATTAGTCCAGCAAAGGATGCTTCTACTTGTATCTCTATCAGGGAGATAAGTGAAGAAGCTATTATTGAAGCTGAAGGGATGCGAGAAGAGAGAGATTGTCTTGCTGTCTACTTGTGTAGGATTGAGGACTACATTGAGGAACTTGAAGCTGAGGCAATCATGGAAGAATGCCAAGCTATGGTAGACTTCAATCAAGCTATCCTTCTATGAGTTGGATGGAAGCAGAAGCAACTAACCTTGTAAGTGTCTGGAAGCGTTCTGGCTATACTCATTTCTGGCATAGTCAGAACGCCCAAGACCTTTGTTTCCTTTTCAAACTAAAGAGTAATTCCTCAAGTGTAGAATACTACACAACTCATTACTTTAGTATTGAACTAGCGAGACAAAACTTCAAGGAGTTATTGCTCAACCCACTATCCTTTTCAAAGTTTGAACGTGGTAGTTTACTTGCTAATGATAACGGTAAACTGTACAAAGAACTGGAGTATAAAGATGCAGATTAATAAATATAGATTCGTAAAAGACCCCGAACACCTTTCAACATCCGATTGGTACTGGTGTGATATGGGGAGTGATAACTTCGTAGGTGCTTGTGTAAGTAAAGTTAAAGAATATTTCAACATCACACAAGAAAGTTTTGATTTGATATTCTATTCTGAGTATCAAATAGGCTGCGGTACTGTTGAGATAGAAGGTGACAATATCTACTATAAAAATGAGAAGGTTATTGTATCTGTCAGCTTACACAATCTTATCTCGAAACATTCTGAAAATGGTACTTGTGCTTACTTCACAGTAGAGGAAATATAATGGACAAGAGAGACCTGTACAATCCTAGTAATATCTGCGAAAGATTACAATGGGAAGAACTAACATATCCACCTATCAAAACAGACAAGTGGAAGTTTGATAAAATGATTGACACTATGGTGCTTGAATCTAAACTTGAGATTCACCGAACAACCTATGATGCTTATGACATGATAGATAGATGGTGGTATAAGATGAACAACCGTATCCACCCAGATGATTTAGATAGAGACCATTACCTATAAGGAATAGAGA